AGTCGTCATTGCCTTTCTCCGTCCAGATATCCAGGACCATGCCGATGGTCAGGAGATCGAGGTCAGACATGGACAGCCCGATCTCCAGGCATCGGAGCAGGAAAAGCGGAGTGGTTATTTCCCGGGCGCTGGGATTCCGTTTTTTTTAGATTCGATGTCCGTCACCAGATTCGCGCCCCAGAGTTCGAGAATCTCCGGGAGCACCTGGTAAATGCTGAACATCTCAAATTCATCGAGCCATTCCTCAATGGTGCCGGGGATGGAGGGATCGGCATGCCAGGCCATGATGTAGGCCACGTTCTCGAAGATTTCCAGATCCTCGATCTGCAGCTCCTCACCGTCATCGGTCTTACCCTTGTAGGAAGCCTCCAGCTTGGAGAGATCCTTGAAGATGTCCCGTTTGAACTTAATGCGGTAAAGCCGCGGAACAGCGGCGGAGGAACGGAACCGCACCTCCTTGCCGCTGATCAGAACAGTTTTCTCCTGCATGGCTTATTCTCCCGGCTCTTCCGCAGGTTCAGCCGCAGGGACATACACGGACTCATACCAGCCGTCATAGATGGCGGAATCCGTAGTATCGCCGGTGCGGCTCTTGACCAGACCGTCCTCACGGGGATCGGCGGTGAGGGAGAGCGTTTCGGTGCCAGGCTCGATGGTCTCCTCCTTGGTCTCGGACTCGATAGACGGGCGGGACGCGCTACAGTTGTAGAGGACATGGCGGATAGCCCGCTCGTCGCCGTCAAACTCAAAGAGCAGGGCGAATTTCACGCTTTCCGTGGTATCCGCTTTCTCAACCAGGACGCCGTTCGCATCCAGCGCTTCCTTCAGGATCTCGGTACGGAACCACTCCGGGATGAGAGCAATCTCAAGATCGCCGCTGTAGCCATTATTGGCGTAGGAGCGGAAATACACGATACCGTCGGCGTAAAACGGAGAGCTTTCACCCTCCGCGTCCAGGCTGATACTGACGGCGCCGGGGATCGCTCTCGGGGCGGCATAGGAATAGCTCGTCACACCCTCCGTGACAGTGGTGGTCAGCTTCGCGGCGTGAACATTTTTCAGATTGTATTTGACTTTATTGCCCATAGGTTTATGCCTCCATTTCAAAAGAGTAGAGGACCTCATAGAGCCGCTCGGACTCGATCCAGACCTCTGTTTTATCGTAAAAAATACCGTGCTGATCAAGCACGGCTTCTACTCGCGACTCCAGATCCGTATCCTTAAAATCGGTATACAGCTCCAGATGAACCAGATTGATTTTGAAATAAACACGGCCGTCAGCTGCGAAATTGTCACTGCCCGGGAGCAGATAAAGGAGAAAGGGCGGATCCGGAGATTCGCCTTCAGCAAAATGATCGTAAGCATTCGGCAACCCGATCTCCTGAACGATCGTAAGCAGTTCATCCATTCCGAATCATCCTCTCGATCTGCCGCTCCAGTTCTTCCACACCGTGTTCCTCTGCCGGAGCGATATGGGGAATTGCCCTGGTGCGGCCTCCGTTGCGCTTGGCGTGACCGTGCTCCAGCAGGTGGGCCAACTGATACCGGTTGCGGGAGTGAACCGTCACTTCCAGGGCGTGGGAGTTTTCCTGCGTGTTCTTGACGGCCCAGCTCTTGGCATACTTGCCGCTGGCTGCGGGAGCTCCCGCTTTGATCTCGTCCCGAACCTGTTTGCCGACGTCCGTTACCGCGGCCTTCATGCCTTCGGTGGTTGTATCTGCGAACTCCCGCAGCTCTTTCATAACAGCCTCGGCAAGGTTTCCGACAGAAACACGGCGGCTCATCTTTCGACCCTCCGGCAGTGCAGCTTTACGGCTTTTCTTTTGAAGTTCATGTGATCGACTCCGATGATCTCATATACGGAGGCGCGAAACAGAAGACGGAAGCCGGTAGAGGTGATGGCGGCGGTTTTGTCGCACCAGCGCAAGGTAAAATCAATTTTGCTGTCATCCCATACGACTCCGGCTTCCGTGTTTTCCTTCGGAGACTCGGCGGAGACCGTTGCGTGGCAGGAAAAGTAATCCGTCCATGTGTTTATATGATTGCCTACGCGGTCAACGTTGACGGTGTTTTCCTGTATCACAACGCGCTCGTTCAGCCTTGCGATATTCATCAGAACGCAGGCCTCCTGTCTCCGAAGAGCAGGTCTCTCAGCGAGAGAACGAGCGCGTGATGATCCGCTTCCTCCCGATGCTCGTACAGATAGGCGACGGCGTACAGAACAGCAATGCGGCCGGTTTCAAAAACGGTCAGGTAATCCTCCTCGGAGTCGACACGCGCGACGTCCATGCAGAGCTTTTCCGCCGCGAGGATCGTGTTGGTGATCAGAAGGTCGTCCTCGTCATGATCGACCCGGAGATAGTTTTTCATTTCAGCCAGTGTTACGAGCATGGCAGAGCCTCCTCAGCGGGAGGGAGGCCAAACCCGTTTACTCGGATTTAGCCTCCCGGGTGAAATCAGGTGCCCGAAGACGCGGTGCCCTTCAGCTTGAGGACCTTGATCGCCTCGGGCAGGATCAGCTTGCCGTCAACGCGCTGATTGCCGATGAAGCCGACCTGGCCGGTGGCGGCGTAGAGCTCGTTGAGGCGCTTGAAGGTGCGGCCGGTACGGTCGGCGATCCAGTAGTAGGAGAAATCGCCGAACGCGATGCCCTTCGCCCCGGCAGCGATCGTGGGCATAAAGGGAGAGGTGATGACCTCGCAGCCGAGGATCTTGTTGGGCGTACCGGCAACAAGAGAGGGCTCCCACAGATACTGCCCGGTGCTGTCCTTCAGCTTGCGGAGGGCGCTGACAGTGGTATCGTTCATGATCCACTTGGCCTTCTTGCGGTAGGGAACGCGGAGAGAGTAGTAGAGGTCGATCACCTCATCGGCGGTGATGGCGGTGCCGGACGCGGTAGTCACGCCGATCTCAGCGCCACCGGTCTCGGCGAGGATACCGGTGGGCTTGCCGGTCCCGTCGCCGATGAAGAAAGCCTCTTCCTCCTTGGTGCCGATGCGACGACCGAACTCACGGGTGATGTAGTTCTCGAGCGGGAAGGCGGAGTCGTTGAGCAGCTCCTCAGACACCTTGATCAGAGTCCCGAGCTTATAGGCGCCAAGGGAGATCTGGCCGAAGGCGTCATCGCTCTCGCCGTAGGTTCCTTCCTCATCGATCCAGGCAGCGGTGCCCTTGGAGGCGACGACCGGGATCTTGCGGTCGCCGCTGTTGGAGTGGATGACCGTGGCGATGCGGCGGAAGAAGTTCTCTTCCTCCAGGGCCTCGATCAGGGTGTGCTCGAATTCGTCGGGCACCAGGTAGCCGCCCTCGGTCTCGGTGCCCACCTGCAGAGCGTTGATGACGGCAGAACTGGGGAACTTGGAGCGCATGACGTTCCAGAAGTTTGCCTTGTACTCGTCGGAGGCGCGGCCGGTTTTCATGTCGGCCTTGGCGCCGTCCGGCTTGCTGGTGAGCGGAGCGGCAGTGGGCTTGTTCAGCTCACGCTCAATGGCGTCAGCACGCTCCTGGCGGTCGATCTCCTTGCCGAGATTGACGATATCCTGCTCCATACGCTCATAGGCCTCGGTATCCTCCGCAGTGAGGATGCCGTTTTCGTTGCGGTGAGAATCCAGGAAGCTCTTGGCCTCTTCCCAGATGCGGGCGCGCTTCACACGAAGTTCGTTAGTGTTCATTGGTATACCTCCTGAAATTATGGTTTGATAAGATTCAGCCGCTCCATCAGTTCGTTAACGGAACGGCCCGGCTTTTCTTCCGGCGCAGTCGGTTCCTTTGGGGGCGCCGTTTTTGCGGTAAGCTTGTTCAAAAGAGCGGCTTCCGCCGCCTTGCCGGAAAACGCGTAAGCCGGTACCTCCGCCGTGAGCTTTTCATCGGTGAGGATGTCATCGGCAAAGCCAAGCTCAATGGCCTTCTTCGCGTTCATCCAGGTTTCGCTGTCCATCAGGTGCGACAGCTTCGCGCGGGTGAGACTGGTTTTGATTTCATAGGCGTTGATGATGCTTTCCTTGACTTCCGCCAGCATGTCAATTGCCTTCTGCATATCCTCATGATCGCCGAAGGCGGCTGTCATGGGATTGTGGATCATCATGAGAGCCGTAGGCGCCATAAGGACTCTGGTTCCGGCCATGGCAATGACCGATGCCGCGGAAGCCGCGATGCCGTCGATCTTTACCGTGACGTTTCCCTTGTAGTCCATGAGCATGGAATAGATCTGGCTTGCCGCGACGCAGTCGCCGCCCGGGCTGTTGATCCAGACGACAACATCGCCGTCCCCGGCAAAAAGCTCATCGCGGAACATCTGCGGTGTGACGTCATCGTCAAACCAGCTTTCCTCCGCGATGGTTCCGTACAGCTCAAGGACTCTTTCCTCTGCGGGATCCGCGTCCGCCTGGTTAATCCAGTTCCAGAACTTCCTGTTCTGAGGTTTCATCGGATTCGCTTGCCTCCTTGGTCGTAGAATTGTTATTTGCAAAAGCGCCCGCGCTGACGAGCGGGAGCATATTGCCGTTGATGAGATACAGGTCTCCGCCTTCCTCAGCCGGAATACGGTCAAGATTCTCCAGTTCTCGGATATCATTGGCGGACATCCAGCCGTTCTGCCTTGCTGTCGCATAGCCGGCCATCCTGCTCTGATAGTCTCCGCGGAGGAGACCCTCGACATTGAATTTCACAAAATACCGCGTTTTCTCCTCCGGCGTCAGCAGAGAGCGCTGAATGGACTGCTCCCAGCGCACGACCCAGGGATCAAGCGTGTATTTCACGAACTCAAGAGACTGCTGCTCAATATTTGAAAAGCTCGACTTTTCCAAATCCCCGACCATATGCGGCGGGACGCGGAAAATTCGAGCTATCTCATTGATCTGAAATTTTCTGGTTTCCAGGAACTGCGCCTGCTCCGGGGAGATGGAGATGGGCGTGTATTTCATGCCCTCCTCCAGCACGGCGATTTTGCCGCTGTTCGCGCTCCCGCCGAACTGAGACTGCCACGCCTCCCGAACGCGGGCGGGGTCTTTTATCGTCCCCGGATGCTCCAGAACGCCTGAGGGAGCCGCACCGTTTGCAAAGAACTTAGCGCCGTACTCCTCAGTCGCTATTGCAAGCCCGATCGCGTTCTTGGCCATTGCGATCGGGCTGTAGCCGACAAGACCGTCAAAGCCCAGGCCGGGGATGTGCAGAACGTCCTGCGGCCGGAGAAGAACCCGACCGACGTCACCGGTCTTGGCTTCGTCCGTTGAGCGCGTATAGATGTAATAGAGCTGACCCTTGTCATCGCGGTCAACTTCCATCTTGTTGGGCATCAGCGGGTACAGGGCTATGACTTCGCCCTTGCCGTTCCGGATGACCTGCGCGTAGGCGTTGCCCCACAGGAGCAGATGCGTCATCAGCGTCTCCCGGAAAACGAACGAGCTCATCTCCGGGTTGGGCTCATCATGGAGCAGCAGATACAGCGGATGATCAATAGCCTTTTCTTTGCCGCCGCTCTCTGTGTAACGGTAAAGATGCACAGGGAGACCGGCAACAGCCTCCGCGAGAATGCGGACGCAGGAATAAACCGCCGTCATCTGCATGGAGGACCGCTCAGTTACAGATTTCCCGGCGGTGGTGCTGCCCATGAAAAAGCTGTAGCTGCTGCCCGCTGTGCTGTTTTGGGGCTTGTCCCGAGACCGGAACAGCCCGGAAAAAATGCTCATTTCTGCCTCCTTGATTTTGCGGTTATATGTGGTATACTGAGAGCACCTATAAAGAGTGCGCGAGAGACAAGCTCGTTGACCGCACGACAACCTGCCGAAAGGTAAGGTGCCAAAGCTTGAACGATGGGGATCAAAAGAATGCGTCAGCCCCATCGGACGATGGGGTTGTTTTTATGCCTCTTTATGGGAATTATTCGTAAAGGGGTATTATTGTTATGAGTCAATCGAATGAAGTCCTTATGTGGCATGTCGCTCTTCGTCCGGATGGGGGCCTGCAACCAATCGTCGCGGCATCAATCCCGTTTGATGTTGAATTGCTAAAGGCACTTCTTCAAACAGACCGTCCGGGCGCAAAAGTCGTTTCACTTGATGCGGATCATCATTACATGTTCGCATATGACAACAACCTGCAAAGGCCATACCCGAGTGTTATGATCTTCAGATATGAGGAAACAGACGCTGGCAACATCGTCCGGGATTTGCGGCAAGAGGATATGCGCGCCGTCCAGTATGCCTATAACTGTCTGCTGAATTAATCACAGGAAGAGCAATCCCCGGTTATCGTAGACTGAGGCGCCGGTATCATTGCCACAGCGAATGG